TGCAGCAGCGATACGCGGAGCTGAAGGTGTTGAGGTCTAACCTCGACAGCATGTTCTATGATGCTCAGAAGTATGTCCGTCCGAACTCTGATAAGTTCGACCACGGGCATACTCCTATGCAAGAGGATGGTTCACGGGAGCTGTACGATGATACAGCTGTGTGGTGTAATCAGATGTTTGCTAATGGGCTCAGCTCTAACTTGATCCCGAAGTCTGATCGTTGGTTTTACCTTCGCATCACTAATCGGGCTAACGCTGACGTAACGCCAGAAGAGACACAGTATCTCCAAGGCGTAGCTGACCGCATTTTTCACGAGTTTGCGTTACCGCAGTCTCAGTTCTACAGTTCAAGTCACGAGTGCTTTCTTGATGTGGGGGCGTACGGTACGTCTCCAGTCCAGATCTCAGAAGTTAACGGCGTTGTTAACTTTCGCTCTCGACCACTGGCAGATGTGTTTTTCGACACAGACCAGTACGGCACAGTAGATACCGTCTACTACCGTTGCTACAAAACAGCACGTCAGCTTATGCAGGCGTTCCCGAACGTAGAAGGAATGCAAGGCTTCAACAAGGACAACTCTGTACATAATAAGTACGAGCTGATCTACACGATTGAGCCAAACACCGACAAGGCAGCCAAGAAGGGAAGCCGCGTCGGTAAGGGACGACCTTACAAGGTAACTTACTGGTGTCCTGCTTTAAAAGAGCCCCTACAAGAAAGCGGCTCTAGCTATTTTACATTCTTAGTACCTCGCTGGTCTAAACTTGCAGATGAAGTGTACGGACGTGGTCCTGCATTCTCATGCTTGTCGCAGATCCGCGCACTCAACAAGATGGTCAAGGAAGCTTTGACATCTGCTGAGTACTTAAACTTTCCGACTCTGACAGCCGAAGAAGACAGCATTATGCTTCCTATGAAGTATGGCTCTCGTCAGATTATGTTCCATGAGGCAGGCAGTGAAAAGCCGTCGCCCATCATGGCAGGTAATCAACCACAGTATGTGATGGAGATGATCCGCATGTACCGTGACTCTGTTAATCGTTCATTCTTTGTTGACCAAATTATCCGTCAGGAAAAGAAGGAACGTCAGAGTGTCACAGAGATTCAAGATGTACGTGGGCAGATGCTCAATCAACTAGCTCCCCTGCTTAATCGCATGGAGACGGAGTATCTCGGACCTGCTATTGAGGCAACGTTTGAGCTTCTTGATCGAGCAGGTGAACTACCAGAAAAACCAGCAAGTTTGGCTGGTGCATCTTTAGAGGTATCTTACTCTAGCCCTGCGTCGCAGTCTCAGTTTGCTACACGACTTTCAGATATCAGCGCATTCATGAAAGACATTGCTCCACTAGCGCAGGTTAAACCTGAGATCATGGGCGCAGTCAATGAACAGAAGCTGTTGGCAAGTTACGCGCAGTATCGTAACATTTCCCCAGATATTATTAAAACCGAAGAAGAGGTGTCTGAAATGGCACAAGCAGCACAAGAACAGAATCAACAACAGCAGGCTGTAGCAGCTGCTCCGCAAATCGGAGGTGCGATGAAAGACATCGCGCAGGCTAAACAGCTAGACCCAGAAGGTGTGGGTCAGTTGTTAAACATCTAATATGCGAGTCCTAGATTCCCTGAGCAAGCTTCGTGAAAAAGCGAAGCTTAAAGAAGATTTAACTAATATCATAGAGACACCGCAGGGTAAGCGGTTCTTTAAGGTACTTTTGCGTGAATGTCACGTAACTAAACCTGTGTTCCATTCTGACGAAGCCAAGCTTCGCGAATGTGAAGGACGCAGACGTTTAGCTATGAGCTTTCTCACTCTATTGGGTCAAGACGATCCACAAGAACTTATTAACAAGATAGAGATGGAGAATAAATAATATGTCAGAACCAATAGAACCAATAGGAGGTCTGGGCGGTGGTAACACCCAACAGGTAGCCTCTGAACCCGCAACTGAACCAACATCCTTTGATTTTGCATCAGAAGATTCATATGGTCAGTTTTTCCAGTCATTGCCAGAAAACCTTCAGGCGCATGACACCTTAAAGAATACTAAATCGATTCACGCTCTAGCCGATCAACTTGTAAATGCTCAAAGTGCATTAGGCACTAAGCGTCTGCAAGCGCCTCAAGAAGACTGGGGTGCTGAACAGTGGGATGATTTTTACAGCAACCTGCGACCTGCCGATAACGAGTACAGCGTTCCTGATGCAGAAGAGCTTTCATTTGAAGGAGCTCCTGAACTTGCAGAAGAGACTCTTCAGGAACTTGTGGATTTTTCCGCTGAGATGGGGCTAAATCAACAACAGTTTGATCAGCTATACGAGCGTTACATGGGTATGGCAGTTGAAGGCACTGAGATCACAGCTCAACAAACTGAGCAAGCCGTCACAGAGCACCGTCAGGCAGTCCAGCTTGAGTGGGGTGAGAAGTATGACGCTAATCTGGCAGAAGCAAATCAGGCGTACGAGGCACTATCCTCTGAGATTCCTGAGCTAAAGGAGCTGATTGAGTCAGACCCTGTGATTGCAAACCACCCTGCCGTTCTCAAGGTATTCCACCGTATTGCTGAAGTATCTGGTGATGCGCTACCGTTGGCACAGAATAACCCGACATCGGGCTTTGCTTCTGAGAATATACATGGGATTAAGTCTGCAATTCAGGAGTTAGACACCGTAAATGCAAGCTTAATTATGTCAGATCCATCCTCACTGAGCATGGCGGATCGTACAAAACGTCAGCAAGTTCTAGATCAACGGGCTAAGTTGTACTCTAATATGTACCCTTCGGGCTAAAATAGCTTGACAACCCTTTTAAACAAGGCTATCCCACTAGTATTGGGGTAGCCTTTTTTAGGTCCTAATATCAGCTTTAGAAAGCCGTTGGTTCCGTATAACTAGAAGAGTCCGAAAGGGTAGCTCATCGAAAAGCAAACTTCTACTTAACTTAACTTAAATTATTATATATCATGGCTTATTCAGACCCATCATACATGTCAGACAACGGTTCGGGTGCTGCTGCAATCAGCAACGCCGCCGCTCTGAACACCGCATACGTTGAATCATTCAAGGCTGGCTTCGAGCAAGCATTCCAGCAAACTGAATCTAAACTTCAGCCGTATTTCGAGCAAGAGTCCCAAAACGAAGAGTTCCAGTATTTCGATCGCATCGGTGTTGCCGAAGCAATGACCGAAGACGCTACTCGTTATGGCGACAATCCTAACAGCGATATCTCTCACGATCGCCGCCGCATCGGTCTTAAAGACTACGAGCTTGGCAAGTACATCGACGAGAAAGATCTCAAGCGCGTACTTACAGATCCAATGAATGCTTACACACAAGCACTTCTTGCATCGGGTAAGCGTAAGATCGACGATATCATCATCGACAAACTCTTCGGAGAAGCATACACAGGTCGTAGCGGTGGAACAACTGTTACATTCTCTCGTCCAGCATCTACTGCTCGTGACACCAACATCACACTTGGTAACTTGAGTAAGAATGAAGCTAACCCAGTCATCGACACCTATGACGCATCTACTGCGAAAAATGGTATCGACATCGTTGCTGGTAACACTGAAGGTTTCTCCATCGGTGCTAACTACGACGGTACTCCAACTGGTGGAGCTGCTCCTCTTGGTCTTACTCTTGAGAAGCTGAAAGCTGCTCGTCGCACAATGCTGCGCCTTGAAGCTATCGGTCAGGATGACGTTGTTAACTGCTTCCTTACTTCGACTCAGTTCAACGACCTCCTTGGTATTGACGAGATCATCAACTCTGACTACGCCGTACGCAAGTCTCTTGCAGAAGGTTCGGTCACTACGTTCATGGGCTTCCGTTTCATCCAAACTGAGCGTCTTGGTCTTAACTCCGACGGTGCTAATAACGACGAGCGTCGTGTTATCGTTGCAACTCCTAAAGCACTTAAGATGTCTGTTGGTACAGCTCTTAAGGGTGATGTATGGCGCGTTCCTTCCAAGAAGAACATCCCTTACGTATACTTCAAGCTTTGCGCTGAAGCATCTCGTATGTGGGGTGAGGTCACTGGTGAGATCCGCTGCCTAGAGTCCTAATCTAGTCTGTAGCCTCCCCTGTGATTCGGGGGAGGCTACTTTTCTTTTTATGCCTACAGAAGCAAACAAGTTGGATATCCTTAACTCTGCCCTACGCATGGTAGGCAGTTTTCATATTGACGCTACCGACGAGTCGAGCACCACATATGAGATATCCACACGTGCCTATTCACAGGCGGTCACTGAGTTATTCGGGGACAACATTTTTAATTACAACACAAAGCGGGCGACCTTAACAGGCGTTGTGTCTACAGAGTTTAAAAACTTTGGATATGAGTACACACTTCCTGCCGACTTTAATTTATTTTTATACGTAGAGAGTGCAGAAGACATTCTTGTTTCCGATTTCCGATTTGCAAATGGTAAGTTGTATTCAGACGAAACATCTCTTAAGATTACGTACACATATGTTCCCGATTTGGAAACATCTGCAGCTGGGCTACCAGCGTTTATTACACGACTGCTTACACTGCATATGGCGCAGAACATGAGCATCGAGCTTTCTGGTTCTGAGAATCGACATGAGATTCTACACAAGCAGTACGTTCTTGCTCTTCGTAGAGCACGTACACTAGAGGGTCGCCAAGGACCTGCTCAGACATACATCAATGACGGAAACTCTCAGTTTATAAGCGCACATCAACGGTATGGCTCGATATAGTAATGTTCAGACAGACTTCTCAGGCGGTTTAATAAGTGATTACGTTCTCGGACGTACCGACATTAAGCGTGTGGCTAACTCTGGACGTACGTTCAGAAACTTCTTTCCGTCACTACAAGGACCTGCTATTTTCCGCACAGGGTTTAAGCATTACAACTCTACCGCGTACCCCACAGATGATGTTGTATCCGTAGATATTATTTTAGCAACAGATACGCCGTACAGGGCTGTATTCTCACCGTCCCAGATTGAGATCTTCGATTCTGAAGGGCTATCAAAAGACATAGTACCTACCTCGTACTCGGCTGCTGACATTGAGGAGCTTCGATTTAGTTCTGAGACAGGGGAGTTGTACGTAGCGCATGGAAGGCACAGACCCAAGAAGTTAAAAGCAGACCTTTCGTTTATATCGTCATCCCTAGTTTCTAGTGATAGCTACACATTGCTGTCTCAAGACGGACTTGAAATACATGCTAATGTTGAAGTGCAGGGAGATGACCAGTGGAGCTTAACTGACTTAGAATTCGACGTAGAGCCTTTCTTGGACAAAGAGCCTAGCTCTAATAAGTTTAATATTTCTCAAAATGAGAGATACGTAAAACTAGAAAGCGATCAAGCCCCGTTCAGCGTCATAGCTACAGACTTCACTAACAACTCAAATGCATACAGCAAGGACTGGTATGTGGAGTACGCAGTTGACGGAACTAAGTTTTTAGGAAAAGCCGTTCATGCAGGCACTACTGCAAACTACACACTAGCTGATCCAACAAGCAGCGTTTTATACATTGAACCTGTAGTTTCTGTGTTGGACATTGAGGATGACGCAGCTCAGCTATATCTATTAGATAGCGATGAAGTAGACGAAGTAGCATCTCCATCAGTAAGTCAGGCTTTAGAACTGGACGGAGTCGATGAGGATGAAATACACCTACGCTCTGACACTGTTATCTTTAACTCAGGATTTACTGATTCGTGGGTTCGTGTGTCGGATGACAGACGAAACAATAATGTCGTTGTCGGTGAGACCCGAAGCCTTACTCGTTGGGTTAAGATCAAAGAACACCTTGGCACAGAAGACCACCCAGTAGAGTTCTTCAGAGGCACATATGATAATATTGTTTATAAGAATGGCTCTGTGTACAGAATATACGATGGATTCACCAGTGGCACATTGTATATGGCTGGTCCTGACACACAGGGTGCTCTTAAGATATGTACCGCTGTGTTAAAGCACAATGGAAACAGAACCTACACCTTTGTTAACACATTATCGACAGCTAACCCTCACAACAGCACAAACCCATCTCCCACTACAGGGGCGTATACGATCGGTAATTTATCCACCCAGAAACAGTTTGATGTTGTAAGCTGTTACAACTCGGCAGACGGAGTACCTAAAGTAGAGGAGTACAATGCAAGCACCAACACAGGTGGCAGTCTAGTCATACCAACTACCGTAGACGCTGTTACTGCTACGGAGGTTGCAAATGATGCACTGATGAATGCGACTAGTTCTGTGTTCCAACCTACTGACATAGGTCGCCACATACTCGGACGTATGGAGTCTGGTAACACCTATATGGAGATTGTTCGGTTTAACAGTGTAACTCAAGTTATAGTTAAGCTGTTAAACGCAGTTCCTCGTGATAAAAGAACGCTTGCCTTTGAGAATGGAGGATCGTTTGAAGATGTTAAGCTAGGCGCTTGGTATTTTGATAACTACCCTCGAACAGTGGCTAAGTTTGAACAGCGTCGTATCTTTGGTGGCACGTATGAAAGTCCAAATTTTATTTACTATAGCCGAGCTAACGACGAAACGAGCTTTCAGCCAACACAGGATGACGGAGAAGTTTTAGACACAGATGCTATTACATACGCTCTTTCTAATCGAAACGCAGCTATCCGTTGGATTAACGCAGCTAAAGATTTAGTTGTTGGTACAACAGGTGGTATCTACCGCATTGTTCCTAATCAGTATCAGTACGGTATTAGTCCTAAGACAATCCGTATGGAGCTTACTGAAGAAGAACCTTGTGAACAACAAGGAGAAACGGTAGCAAGTTCTGTATTCTATCCTGACCAGTCAGGTACTCGCCTAATGGAGTACAAGTACGATCAGTCACTGAACAGTTCATCTTCTAATGATGTTTCCAAGCTGATATACCCAATATTCCTTCAAGACGCCATTGCACAGATTTCCTACCAGCATACACCACAGCCCCGAATCTGGGCTCGTACTGTATCTGGTAAACTCTACTGCCTGTCTTACCACAGACAAGAGGAGTTTTATGCGTGGTCTGAGCAAGACCTCGGTCCTGATGCAAAGGTCTTAGATATATCAGTACTTCACAGAGGCACAGGAACAAGACTAGATCAGGTGTGGATTATTGTTAAACGTGACGGAGCTACGTACACAGAAGCGTTAGCAGAAACAGACCCTGTACAGCTTACTAGCTATCCAATGTTGGACAGCCACATTGTAATTGACAACACATCTATTACTTATACACCATTTACAGGGTCTTGGTCTGGTAGTGGTTTATCAACAATCAATGAAGATACAGCGACGTACGGTAACGGCGTTGAACTTGAAAATAGTGCTGGAACGTATGGCACAGCAACTATAAACCTAAGCACACCCATACCGTCAGGGACAGTTGTAAATATTACATCAACAGTCATTGAAAAAACAGGTACGGTGAAATGGGAATTTTTAACATCAGGTGGACTAGCCGCAAGCCCTACTTATGCTCAAGCCGTTAATGTTACTGGAGACGATACCGTCACAACAACTGCCGAAGCTACTCAAATTCGCATAAGAATTATAAACGACGGAACTTTAGAGATCTCCAACATAGCGGTAACAACGCCTATTTCAAACACTGTAGACGTTAGCTCAAGATTTGGAGCAGGTGATACTGTTGCAGTTATTGAAGACGGTGTGTACACAGGCGACCAGACACTCACGGATGGTACAGTCACACTGCAGTCTGCAAATGCAACTAAGTTAATCGTAGGACTTCGCTACAGCGGAGAGCTGCAGATGATGTTCCCGACGTGGGATGCACAGAATAAACCAGCCTACGCCGCAGACACAGCACGTATTGTGTCTATACGTCCTTTCTTAATTAACACATGGAACTACATGGTTGGTGTTGGAGACAGATTTGAAACTGTCCGTGTATCCACAACATACGGCAACGGCGGAGGCTTTACAGGCTTTGACAAAGAACGTCCTGTAACTGGATCTACTTTCGGCGTTGACAATGTGCCAACTATCAAGCACGAAGAGCCTTATCCCTTGACGGTTGCGTCCTTAACCACTAAAACAGATTTGAACTAAAATGGAAGTTGCAATTATAGCTACACTTTTAAGTACTGCCGTATCGTATCGTGCTGCAGAGCAAAACGCTGCTGCACAGGACATGGCAGCAGATGCTGCTGAAGCGCAGGGGCAGTACAACGCACAGATCAATGTTAACAACGCAGTCGATGCTGTTGCTCAGGAAAACTTCAAAGCATCTGCTGCCGAAGCAAACAAGTTTCGTGATCTTGAAGCTAATCAGCGTAAGCGAGAGGCTCTTGCTAAGAAGCTTGATGCTGACTTGGCTACAAAAGAGATATCAATGGCGTCTACGTACGGAACTTTTGAGGATACATTTAAAGCGTATGATATGGATGCAAGTAACCAACTTGCCAGCTTTGACTTCGATGCTTCTGAATCTAGTTATCAGTACAATTTACAAGCAGGAGAAGCTGGACGTAAACGCAACTTAGCGTGGAGCCAAGGTCTTGCTCAAAGAGACTTAACACTGCACTCTGCAGCTAATAAAGCTACTCAGTTCAGGAATCAAGCAGATAACACTCGCCTATCGGCAGTAGGTACGTTAGTGGGCGGGCTTGGCAGTGCCGCTAATATTCACGCAACTCATTCATAATGGCTATTCAATTAAACACCCAGACCGCACAGCAAAAGCAAGCACCCTTTTCAGCATTTGACACGACATCCTCTTATCGTAGTGGGTTGTCTGGTGTAGCACAGGGTCTGAGTACGGTGGCAAGTGCTGCTTCTCGAATGCATGCTCTTAAAACAAGGCAGAAGGAGCAAGCTCAAAACTTACTTGCTGGTGAAGCGTTCTCAGCTTACGAAGTAGAGCTAGACCGCGTATCTAATGAACTTGATGCAGCTTACAAGGCAGGCAATACTGCTGTAATAGAAGCAAAGAAAGCTGAGTTTGCGGCGCTTGAAACACCAGAGTTTAACAATTACTTAGGTGAGAATGCCGGTGGTACGATTGATAGCCCAGAAGCAATCGCTCCGTATCAGCAACGTGGTTCTGTAGCGTGGGGTCGGATGAACAACTCGTTTGAGGTAAAGGAGCAATCCAGCTTAATCTCTCGCAAGTCTAGTGACTATTTATCAGAATCAAGAGGCTTGGTTACAAAAGCAATCACAGGCAACCCCGCAGGACTTGACCAAGAAGGGTACACGACTGCGTTAGCCAGCCTAGACCCCACATCTGTTGCTTTTCAGAACCTAGTTAAGGCACAACCTAATGATGAAACACGGGATGCGTTTAAGAGGGATGCAGCCAGTAATGCGCTGGGTGTTATCAAGCATCAGTTAAAAACAGCAACCAGTGTTGAAACCTTAAATGAGCGTAAAGAACAAGGCGACGAGTTTTTAACCGCAAGTGGATCTGAATACGGGTTTACCCCAGAGCAGGTGTTACAACTTGAGGATCTGTATAGCAGAACGTATAAAGCTGTAAGCGAGCCTGAACATTTAGTTGCACAGGCTGAGAAAGAATACACTGCATTTGAGTCTTCTTATGACAACTTCTGGAGCTTAACCAAAGCTACCGATAGTGTAGACGCTGCTGTAAAACTGGAACAGATGGTAATTCTTGCAAAAGACAACCCTCTTATTACAAAAAAATACAAAGAAGAACTTGCAGAGGCTGAAGAGGTCTTAAGTATGTTTTTGCCAACAGTCGATGCTAATGGAGATCCAATAAGTGACTCCTCTACAGTAGATCTTCTTGCACGGCAATTTATTCGTAAAAAACCAGACCAACGTCCATCGTTTGCTGACTTCCGCCAGCTTGTTGACGAGAACAAAAGTCTAAGTGATTCGGCAGTTAGTAAAATACAAAAACATATTAATGATCGTATAGCCATAGCGGAGCGTGGTGTGGTTAGTGGTGATGTTAGCCAATTAGGTGCATTGTACCCTGAACTTGAAAAGTTTCTTACGTTAAAAGACAAGAACAGTGCTCGGCTGTATTACCAAGAAGTTATTGTACCAGAGCAAAAAGGTGGCGACAGTATTAGCCTTCCGCCTCAGTTGTGGTTTGGCACAGACAAGTCAGCGTACCCCGTACGTGACGTGGCTACGTCATCAGCAGTTTTACTAGAAGTATTTAGCGACAATGTTGACGGACTGGGAGCGGCAATCACTGGCGCAATGAGCGCAATGAGCAGTCCAGACGCATCTTCCAATATGTCTAAGACGTATCAAACACTGGTGATGGGGCTTCAAGCTGCTAAGCGTGGAGATGACCCACAGAGTGTTTTTGAAGAGATACTTACCTATGAAAAAGCAGCAGAGGCTAATAAAGGCAACAAAGAGGTCGAAGAGCTTTACGACGCTTTAATCCTTGAAGAAGACACAGGGATGAGTACTGGTCTTCAGATACTGGACACGGTTCAGAAGATTAAGCAATTAGAGAAAACCCCTCGTGCGGAAGAAGCATCGTTTTACAAAACTCAGCTAAAAGGTTTGATTGCTTCTGGTTTAACAGAAGGTAAATCTTTAGATGACATACGTAGTTCTATACAAGAACACGAAGATCAATACATTCGTCCGTATTCAGGATCTTTAAGACAAGTTCGGGAAAAACAAGTAGTTTACATACACCCTGAAGTGTACAACGAAAGTGTAAACCCTGAGTATGAGCGAGAATCACGTGGGTTTTTCAGCGAATCAGCAGAATCTTTATTGTTTGGAAGCTACTTACTTAAACCCGCAATGGGGCTTGAAGCCACAATACGCTCTGCACGTCGTGCTGTCGAGGAGCTTCCAGTGTTTGGTGGGCGCACCAGCCCGAAGCGTGTCGCAGAGTTTACACTGGCAGGTGTTACTGCTTGGGCTGCTAAAAATTATGAGTTCTCTGAAGATGTTTTACAAGACATGGGATTCAAGTTTCGGGGTCTAGAAGCTGGAGAAAAAGCTGGAGACTTTCCTGCTCTCGGAGCTCGTGGCACAGGTGCTGCAATCCCCAAAGAACAGAGAGTAGATCGTATGCGACGCAAGGCTGCAAGGGCTACGTTCTTAGGTTTGAATAATAATAATTTCTATAGTGAAACTGGGATACTTGGTGGTCCGAAAGGCGAGGGTATCCCGATCCTACAGGTTCGCGGTACTACGTTCAGAACAGAAGCAGATCAGTACGGCAGAGCTGTTGAAAAAGAATATTATGTGTTAGAATTGTACAGCAAACGATTCAGGCAGTACAAGCCTTTTGCTGATGTTAATGGAAAGGAAGTTCTAGTCCCAGTGGACGAGGTCAATCCAAAGATTCGTGAAGGTGTCCTAAAGGATGTTAACTTGATTCCGTTTGACATGGAGACGGGTGATGTGTTTGGTTCAGCTACTAGTATTCAAAATACTATGTGGAAAAAGTTTAATTAAATGATTACTCCCCAAAGAGACCCTAACTCCTTAGTCCGAACAAAAACACTGGCTGAGATAGCTGGACAGGACTACAGCGCAACAGATTATGGAGTAGTTGAAGGCTTAAAAGCTACTTCACTTGCAACCATAGAGCGTAACTTCACGGTTACGGCTGCCGACTGGGTCAAGCAGTACGACGAACGGAGGGATATGAAGATGGGGATGTATGCCCCAGTTACTCAAGAAGAGTACGATAAGTCACCTGCGGCAAAGTATGGGCTGGAGTTTCGTGCAAACGAGAACCCATTTTCATTTGAACGGCGTATACAAAAAGCTGCTAAACTGCGGCATTATAACGATGTTTCTCAGGGGCAAGATCGTCAGGTATCGCAATTTGTAGCCAGCTTGGGTGTTGGACTTGTATCTGACCCTGTTAACTTTATTGGTCTTGGGACAGGAGCAAGCGTTGCTAAGGGTGCTCTCTACGCAAACGCTGGTAAGAAAGCTGCTGCTGCGTATCACACAGGTAAGGGT